TTTAGACACATCATAGGTGTTATTGATAACGAAATTACAACTGGATTATAAATTTAAAAACAAGTAAAATTATGAGTACAAACAAAAGTTATTTATTAGGAGATGTTGAATTAAGATTAGATGAAATCAAAAGCCTTAAACAGTATTTTGAAAACGTTTTAACTTACAACGCAAAAAGAGAATTAGTTGCAAAGAAAGGAGAAGATGGAAAAGAGTTAAAGAAACTAAAATTAAACTTTTCTATTTTTGAAGAAGGTAACTACGGACAAAATGTTTCTTTTACAATTCCACAAACAAAGGAACAAAGAGATAATGGAGAAAAGAAAAGATATGTTGCTAATGGTAAAATTTACTATGCATCAGATAACTTGCAATCTTTTGTTCAAAAATCAGATGCAAAGACAGAGAAAGAAACAACAGTTTCTGTAGATGATATGCCATTTTAAATTATAAGGGAGGTTTAAAAGCCTCCTTTTTTTTACTATGTGGAACTATAAAGGACAAAGAATAAAATCAAGAGAAGATTTACCAGTAGATGCTATTGGTTTTGTTTATAGAATATTTAATAGACAGACAGAACAGGTTTATATTGGTAAAAAAATATTACTTAATAAACGTACTAGAAAACCTCTTAAGGGCTATAAACGTAAAAGAATAGATTATGTTGAGAGTAACTGGATGAAATATACTGGTAGCAACAAGGGAACAAAAGATTGGGACATAAAACATTGTTATAGAGAAATTATATATATTTGCTATAATAAAACAATGATGAGTTATTATGAAACAAAACTACAATTTACCGAAAACGTTTTAGAAAATGATAAATTCTTAAATGATAATATACTTGGTAAATTTTACAAGAAAAAAATACAAAAATATATAGATGACGAACAAAACAAAAATACAAGATGATGAAACAAAGAGAATGTTTATGCAACTTATGGAGGATGACGCTTATGTTGACATTAGTAAAGATGTTAAATATCCACCAGTTGCAATAAGTTGTGGCACTTACAATGATATAAATCATAATGGAGATGTTGTAGAATATCATATACCAATTGGTACTTATGGTAATTTTAGCTTCATTCAAGCTCCCCCAAAAAGTATGAAATCATTTTTTTCTAGTTTACTTGTATCAGCATATCAAAGTGATTCAAATAAATATAGTGGCTTACTAAAAGGACATAGAAAAGGTAGAAAGATAATTCATTTTGATACAGAGCAAGGAAAATTTCATTGTCAAAAACTATTCAGAAGACCAATAATAATGAATGGTATACCAGATGATGATAATTATTATACTTATGCTTTAAGAACAATGAGTTATAAAGATAGAGTTGATTTTATTGATTATATCTTAAACGACAAGTTAGAAGGAAAAGATATTGGTTTAGTTATCATTGATGGTATTGCAGATTTAGTAGCTGATGTAAATAATTTAGAACAATGCAATGAAGCTATACAAAAGTTAATGAGTTGGACAGATGAACTACAATGCCATATAGTTACAATTATACATAGTAATTATGGTTCTGATAAGCCAACTGGACATTTAGGTAGTTTTCTTGAAAAAAAATCAGAAACACAAATTAAGTTAGAAAAAAATGGAGTTAATAAAGGATGGATAACTGTTGAATGTAAAAGAAGTAGGAATAAAGGTTTTGAAACTTTTAGTTTTATAATAAATGAAAATGGTTTACCAGAATTTGTAGATAATGATTACGAATTTTAACATAATTTTAACATTTTATAATATAAAAATATTATAATTTTAAAAAAACAAAAAAAATGAATATATTAAAAAAAGCAAATGAAATAATTAACGAAAGATCTGAAGAAAAGGAACGTATGTATGGTCCTTTTCAAGAAGGTATGGAAAGAACAGCTATGATAGCAAGAGGATGTACAGGTAAAGACATAACAGCTAGAGACGTATATTTAATACTTGTAGCTTTAAAGTTATCAAGACAATCTTATTCTCATAAAGAAGATAACTTACTTGATGCAGTAGCTTATTTAGGTTCATTAAATAATTATTTAAATAAACAATAAAAACTATAAAGATGAAAAAAACAGGGATAGTAGGGATTGTAAGTAATCCAGCTAAAAGATTAAATAGCCATAACGGTGGTTATACATTAGTACTTAAAAGTATTTTTAAAGCAGATATTTTAACTAATAAAGATGATTGGGATCAATACGATGAATTAATTATATCAGAAGGAGTAAACTATAGAGAAAATGTATTTAATTTCTTTGGAGGTGTTCAAGATGAAGTATTTATTAGGCTTAAAAAATTAAACAATTTTAAAGGTAAAACTTTTTGTATTAATATACCTATAGATTATAATATCATTATAAATAAAAGAAAAGAATTAAAAGGTCTTAATTGTAATAAAATACCTACAGTATTAAAAATAGATGATATTAATAATAAATTAGTATTAGGAGATAGCCATAGTTTATCTGTTTACAAACCAGGTTACTCTATAAGTAGAAATGACGGTAAAACTTTGAATGGTTTCTTAAATACAGGTTTAAAAAATTATATAAACAAAGATGTTAATGATCTTATTTTTTATGCTGGTAATATAGATGTTAGATTTCATATACATAGATTTAATGGTAGAAAAACTGTAGTTAATCTTATAAAAAGATTGTTTGAGCAATTAATTGATTTAAATATCGATAAAATAACTTTAGTTTCTTTACTACCTATTGAAGATGAATCTAGAAAATTACCTAAAACTGGTCTATATAAAGGTGAAAAGTTTTACGGATCTAAAGAAGATAGAACTTATTATGTCAAAGAGTTTAATAATTTATTAAAAAGAGGTTGTAATCATTATGGATATAATTTAATAGAATGGGATTTTGATTATGATCAAGGTTTAAGTTTTAATGATATGGAATCAAGGCAATCTGTTCACTTAAGACCAAGTAGTTATAAATACATAAATGATTTACAATGTTAGAACAATTTAAAGATTATTATAGTAAAGCTAAAAAAATGCAAGAGTATAAATACGAATGCATTCAATGGGGTAAAAACGATATTAATGATGATTTAGTATGGAATATACCAATATATGATGTAGTTAATAGAAAATATGCAGCATTTAGTAGTTTATTAGAAGCTATTAGAAAAAAAGATAAAGACCCTAAAGGTAATGGTAAGTATTTTTTAAATATAGAAGATAGATTAACTGATAAAAATTTTATAAAGTTATCTTATTTATTTAGATTATGTGGTTCTGGGATTAATTATAAACCTAAAAAAAATAACGAGTCTCCTTTTGGAACACATGGTTTTGGTAATTTTTGGATAGTAGATGAATTATCAAAAGGTTTTACATTTTCATCTGATTGGATTAGAGTAATACCTGATTCAAAGTTTTGTGATGTTAAAGGTTACTTACTACCTATGATTAAAGGTGGTTTACGTTTATTTATTTATAATAAATCAGAATATTTAATGGATTATCTTATAGATTATCTTTATAAAGGAGGTAAAAAAGGTATTAAAGATGTTGTTGATTATGGTAATGAATGGTTAATAAGTAAAGGTTTTAAAAGACAAAACTTTGTTTTAACTGCTTTCGCTATGGATATGGCTGAATACTTTCCTGAATTAGTAGATCAAGATAGTACAGTTTATGTTGGTTCTAATGCTAAGAAATGTTTAAAATTAATACTACCAAATAAAAAACATGATGATGCCTTAGAGTTGTTATGTGACGTAACTGGTGGCTTTTCAAAACCTTATGATATGGAAGATGTTGCTTGTGACTTTATAAGGTATATAGAAAACTTTCAATCAAAAGAACATATAGAATTAAATAATGGAATAATATATAAAAATAATATAAGATGTTTATAAACAAACAAACTAAAGTAGAAAATAATGATTTAAAAGGTAAGTCTCTTGATTATTATTTAGAACTAACAGAAGGTTTTAAGTCTTCTTTTAAAGAATTTAATGTTAAAAAAGTAAATGGATTTAACGTTATAGATGAATCTGAGTCTTGTGAAGTAGGTTACAAGGCTAGATCAGCTGAATTTTTTATACAACATTTAGTTAATAAAGGTATTAAAGAATTAGTATACGTACAACCAAGAAGAGGTTTTGCTGGTATATCTTTATCTTGGTTATGTAAAAAATATAATTTAGATCTTACCTTAGTTATGCCATCATCTAAAGAGGTTAGTGATCATCAAGCTTTATGTATTGAGTTAGGAGCTAAGCCTTTATTTGCTAGAATAGCAGCTATGCCAAATGCTAATTCTTTAGCTAAAAAATATTCTATAGCAACTGGAGCTTATTTTATTCCTTTAGGTTTAAATCATCCTTTAGTAATAGCTGGAGGTGTAAGAAGTATTTATGATTATTTTAAAGATAAACAAAAACCTGAAACAATTTGGAGCGTTATATCTACAGGTGTTTTAAGTAGAACAATGCAAATAGCTTTACCTAATACTAATTTTAAAGCTGTTGCTGTTGCTAGAAATATACAACAAGGTGAGTTAGGTATTGCTGATTTTTACTCATACCATAAAGTTTTTAATAGTAAATCTGATTTAATACCTACAGAATTTAATTGTGAAGATTCTTATGATTCTAAGGGTTGGGATTATATTAATAGATATGGTAAAAAAGGTGATTGGTTTTTTAGTGTAGCTGGTAATGCTAATCTTCCTAGTATAGATAAAAGTAGTATAGACTCTAAAAGAGAATGGAATAATTTAAAAGACTTTAACAAGTATGGAATATATTAAAAATAAAAACAATATGGAATACGATTTATTTAGTAGTTTCTTTTATGATAATCAACATTTATTTAAGAAACATAAGAATGTTAAAACAGGTACTGCTCATGCAGATAATATAAATAAACTTAAAGAATTCTATAATATTAAATTTCCTTATGGACATTGCTTTCCTATAAGTCAATTTATGTTTTATTATTTAGGAGGTTATGGTTCTGATTATGAACTAAGATGTATACATAAAATACCTATAAATATAAAAGGTTTTAAATTTTTTACTTCTCATTGGTTTGTACAAAATAAAATAACAGGTGAGATAATAGATTTATCTAAAGAACAATTTGATAAAGTAATAAATATTAATAATTATTATAAGTTTAGCCGTAAAGCTAATTTTGGTTTTCCTTATTTTTTTAGAAATGGAGGTAAAAGATATAAAAATACAGTACCAAGTAAACAAGTTGTTAATTTATATAAAGAGTTTAGAAAAATTAATGTATATTTGTTAAAAGATAATAGTAAAATAGATATAAAATCTGAAACATTGGAGTTTTATTTAAAAGAATATGAGAATGGAATTTAAAAATGCAAATAAAGCTTACGAGTACTTATATGAAAAAATAATACTTGATGGTATTGATTTTGATAATACTAAAGCATTGTTTAATGTTGGCTTTATTTTAAGAGACCCATTAGATAATAATATAACAAACGAAAAACGAAAGTTTAATTTAACTTATGCAGAAGCTGAATGGAATTGGTACTTATCAGGTGACCCGAGAATAAGTAAGCTAGGTGATATATATGGTAAAATACCACTTATATGGAAAAAAATGGCTAATAAAAATGGTGAAGTTAACTCTAATTACGGTTATCAATGGCAAAGAAATAATCAATTGAAATATGTAGTAGATAAATTAAAATCAAAACATGATACTAGGCATGCTACTATTAGTATATATGATGGTAAAGAAAATCAAATGTATAAAAACGACACACCTTGTACTTACGCTATTCAATTTACAGTAGTAGATAATAAGCTAAATATGTCTGTTTATATGAGATCTAATGATCTATGGTATGGTTTTTGTATAGACCAATATTGTTTTTCATCTTTACAGAGTTTAGTATCATCTATGACTGGTTACAAGGTTGGTACTTATTACCACCATGCACATAATTTACATTTATATAACGATAAAATTAAATAAAAAAAAGATGTATTACGTATACTATATTAAAGGGATAAAAGTAGGATGTACTAAGGATATTAAA